TCCCATGCATTTGTTTGGCCGAATAATGTTTGTAAATCGTTAGCAGCTTCCTGAAATGCATTCTTTATAAACTCCGGAGTTTTTTCTCCCATGCTATCCGAGATTTTATCCCAAGGCATAGAAAGTTCCCCTCCATTTTTCATCTGTTTCTGAGTACGAGCTATATAAACATTTCCTTGTTTAACTGTAACCATTAAATTTTGTCCATCAAGTTTTTCAGTAACATTTTGAAGTCTTCCACCTAATGAATCTTT